CCGGTGACTTCGGCGTCAGTGTACACGTCCCAATTTACTCGTCCGCCGGCGCTTTGGAAACGCGCCAGCATCGCGTCGGCTGACAGCGACGGCTTTCCTTGAATGATGTGGTAGTGCGTAGCGGCTTTTGCTGGATGCAGCCCGTCGGCCTGTGCCACAAGCATAAGCGCGGCGGCTTGTTCAGGCGTTTTTAATCCGAAAAATCCCGATTTGCTGATATTTTGCGCCATCGTCTGGATGTCGCTTATTGGTACGAGTTCCATAGTTTTTGTTTGGTTTGGTTGTTATGCGCGTTTGGAAGTCGCGCCCCTTAAATTTGCTGATACTAACGGGTTCTGACTGAGCTTCTGTTCGACCATTTCGTCCACTGATCCACCAAAAAGCACCTCGGCTTTATTGGCGCTGATCGATCCCACGATCTCTATAAGTTTTCCCTTCGTGAAGCGATGCGCGTATTGTTTGAGCCTCTCAGCAGAGACAAACCGAGAAGCGCGGGCCTTTCCTAGCCTCCATCCCTGAACGGGTGTTCCAGACTCCAGCATTTCGCGTGCTTTGGCAACCGCTGCGGCTTGGAAATCCTCGAAGATTTTGCATCGGCTTAAAAAATCACCGAGTCGGTCTGGATCGTTAAGGATGAGCTGGAATGCGTCGCTAGTTGTAGCCAGTGCCGTTTCCTGCGCTTCGATTCTAGCCGTGCAGGTGAGGCTTTTTGAGCACCAAGAACAATAGTCATTCGGCGTCGGCGGCGTGCCCACATTGGCAACTACGGCTTTGACGATTGCGAGGGCGCTTTCAAAGGTGAAATGGTGCGTCACAACCTTTTGCTGGTCGCAAAATAGTAGGTGAGCGGTCCACGTATTGACGGCGTGATCAACCATCAACCCAAGCGCATACGCGGCCATCTGTGCCCCGTAGTCGTACACCTGACCAGACTTCAGATCAGCGTGCCATCCACCGTTGACGCAAATCGCATCCGCTGTGCCGGTACAGTCGAGGTGATCCACTCGGATTTTACACCGCTCCTCGTTCATTTCAACATGGCGACCGTCGGCTAGCTCGGCGATGGTTTCATAAGCCCACGCGATGCAGATTGCATCGGTCTGTTCCAACGCCGGCACTTCACCGTACTCCCACGCGGATCTTAACGCGGCATCCAGTTTTGTACCTCTTGCAGCGGCATCGGATGTGCCCGGTGCGCCTTCAAATTGACCGCAGAGTGCCAGTTTTGGCAAGCTGCTCGGGCGTAGTTTCAGTATTTTCATAGCAATCTTCAGTTTTACAAATCCAATTCGATGTGTGGTCCTCTGCTCCGTCAAGGTGCATCATTTTCATGCAGCCGTTGCACAGAGGAGCGTCGTCCGGGTCACTTGATCCCCACGGACTCATGATTTTTTACGGTTTGCGGCGCCCAACTTAGCAAATTCGCGTTTGCCGAGGATATGATCCTGCTGATCGGGCGGGAGCGTCGCCACCCATTCGGCACGGCTCATCTGGTTCCAGTTGCGATGTTCAACGCGGCGCAGGTCAAACGCTTCAACAATCCGCTCCGGAAGTGCTGCAATCCTTGCGGCAATCTGAACGTCTTTCGCCGCTTTCATTGCGGAAATTCGCTTCTCCTCGAATTGAGCGCGGGCCGCCAAATACTCGGCTTCGTTTCGGACTTTTAACCCTAATTTACGAGCCGAGCGCATTCGGTTGCTTTTTTGATTCCGCGCGGCATAAGCCTCCTCGGTTATCGGCGCGGCCAGCGTAAAAACGCCGTTGCGCGCAAACCCGACGCGCTGGTTGCGCTCTGGTGACTGTTTTGCCAGCCAACGGGAGAGCGCCCTGTCGAGCTGCGCCATGCTGCCCGGGTCAGCATGACCCGCAATGGATTGCGGGATCGCTGCCAACTCCTGATGCTCGATTGAACGAAAAGCGTCTTGCCTCATTTCCGTGACTCCAGACTGCAAAGGATGACAAACAGAGCGGTTGGCGCGGTTAGTGCCGCCAGCACCAATGCCTCGACGGCATCGGTGGCAAAAAAGCGGATCGCGACGACGTCCAGCATGATCAGGATGCCACCGGCCAGCATCCAAATCGCTGCGTAAAGGCGGCGCTTTTTGAGTTCATTTTGAGGGGTATGCGGGTTTTTAAGCCACGCGCTTAGGATCTTGTCAGTCTTTGCCGGTCTTGAGGAGTAGTGTGATGTGCTCATGTGTTAAATAATGCTGGAAATCAATTTGCTTGGCACTGGCTTGCCTGATTCAACGTAGCGCAAATGCGCTTTGTACTTGTGGCCCCCAGCCTGAAGTGACCGGCCGTACCCTGTGAAGGTGGCTACAACCTGCTCGCCGTTGAGAGAGCCCTGTAAGCCCTTCCAGCCATGGATGGCCTTGCGAATCGCTGAGTGAACGTAGGTTGAGCCAAATTGACGAGTTTCAATTACGTATGGAATGAGATTTTGGATTTTCATAGTGTGTTTTTGCTAAAATTTATTTAACCTGAAGGGAATAGCTGCGGCCACCTGCCCAGTGACCCTCGGAAACAATCGCGAGCTGGTTAACTGACTCGTGGAGATCGTGCAAGTCATAACCTTTCCAAAGATCGATATGTAGGCTCAGCGTCGAGTCCTCCTCAGAGAAATCGCAGACAATGAGGTGGTCGATCATGTCGCAAGCGTGAATTGTTAAAATTTGACGGACGGTTTCGAGTTTTTCAATGGTTGTCATAGTGCGTGTCGTGTTGGTTAGGTGTTGCTGACGTTTAGAAACCTAACAGGTTCGGTTGCGCTGTAAACACCTTTTTTCAACTTTTTTTCATTTTCTTTGTAAATCGCTGTTTTGCAACGACTTATTTTTGCGAGGACGGCCCCCTTTTCGCCCGTTTTCCCGTGATGCTGCGGCCTTTTTCTCGGATTTTAGCGCCCCAATCCGACGGCAATGCTCTTTAAGTGTCATGTCGACACTTTAAACCCAGCCAGCTAGGTAGTCAACTCCTCGCCTTCGTCGTCGTCGTGATCCGTTACGGTGCAAGTGTTTAGCCACGATTCAACGTGTGCTCGGCGTGCCAGCGTGTTGCCTCTGCCGTCAACCCAAACATCCGTCGCATCCTTATCGTCGTCATGGAGTTGCGCGAATATTTGCACCACGTCGAAATGCTCCGCCAAAACCCTGACAGCCTCGGAAAGTCGTTCCTCTGGTGTCATGCTACGTCGGCAAATAAATCGGCTTCACGGTGACGACGAAGTCTCAACCCTTTAGTATTCGGCCACAGCCTATCCATCGATCGCAGCAGGTCCGGCACCTGCGCCAAATCACCGGCCTTCAGTGCGTTCTGAATCTCGAGCATTTCGCGACGGCGGTCGCCAGTAAGCGATGCGCCACGGTTAAACACTAGGCTTAACAAAGCTGCTGTTTGGTTGGGTTCCAGCTCGTCGGCTTGCGGATAAATCCTGAGCATCTGGAGGTAAAACCTAGGCACTGTCACCTCTTCGAACACTTCCATCGCGGATTCCCACGGGATCGTAATGTCGCGCACGCTGAATAGCAGCATTTTAGCGTCCTCACCTCTAATTCCCGAACATGCCACCAGTCGCGCCAGATCGGCCCGAGAAACGTGTTGGCCCCAGTCCTTACTCACTGCGGTGGAGGTATTGTACCCAAGGTCATACCCAATTCCAATGGTCACGCCAGACGCCTCTCCGGGCCACTCGGGCCGCTGATTGTATTCCTCGCGGCCTCCTGTTTCCTGTTCGATGATAAAGTTAATGCCTTCGCGGGTGAGGTTCATTTGCGTAAATTGTTAATGGCTTCGACGATTTTCACCACGGTGTAAACCCCTGCGGCCACGGTACAAAAGCACTGCGTCATCGGAGTGAAATCGGAAAAGTTGATTGCGATTGCGAGCATGTTAATCAGCAGCACCGGCACCATTTCGTCAGCCCTGTCCATAATAAACCGTTGGCTTGTCATTTACTGGCAGTCCTCGCCAGTCGTAAACGCTAGGCAGTTGCCTTTTTGCGGCGTCGAGGCGTTGCTGCTGGCTTTGCTTTTTGAGCCACCGGCGCAGCCTGTTTGAGAGCGGTTGAATCTTCATAAAGGTAGAAACTGAGAAACAGCCAATTCCCCGAAGCGCCGAGGTTAAGCAATATTTCGCTCCAGTTAGGCGTTGAGAGCGTGATGATGTTTGCAGCGGCGCCGCAGATTGTGACGGCCATGACGGCCTTGTAGAGCATTGCTTTCGCCGGGTGTCTCCAGACTCTGGAATCTTTTTTCCCGAACACACGGAAAAGAAGATGCACCGATGAGCAGATCAGCAGGCTATTTGCCGCGAGGTTTAGAAGCGTTGTGATGTGCATCTGAAGATGGGATCATTTTGTTTGCCAAATTCTCGACTGCGCGGAGTCCGAGAAACCCGAGGAGAAACGCGATGGCATACCCGAAATCGTGCCCGTCGAGGTTTGCCATTTTTAGAACGAGAGGCGTGATGTAATTCGCAGACGCAGCGCCACCAATCAAACTTGCAATGGTAGCAGGCAAACTCTGTTGCTGTTTGCTGCTCGTCATGATAGCCCCGAACAAACCGGCAAGCGCCAGCCCAAGATCTATACCTTCGTCCTTAAGGTTCATTTCACTCGGTAATGTACCAGCGTTACACGTCTTCCGTCGATCCCGATATGTGAAAATCGTTTTTTTTCAGCATTTGCTTTTCTAAGCGCCGTGATTGCAGACGTTAACCCTCGCCCTAAATGCGCAGCAACCTCCGTGAGCGTCAACCATCCCTCCCCATCGGGCGGAAATGGTACGTTGACCTCCTCGGCCAATTTACTGATCCAGCTCACACCGGCAGGCGGAACGTTTGATTTTTGGTCTCTTTTGCCAGCCATATTTGAGTTTCGTCGTCGCAGTATTCTCCAAACGCGAATCCCCTGCTCCAGGATGTAGTTGCCCTGCGGTTTGCTGCATAGCCCATATCCTCGGTGCGTCCGAGCCATCCCACGCAATATCCAGTTGGGTGTGAGCGGTTTCGGCCTTCTGCCTGTGTAACGCGGTGGAGGTGGGCGATCACCACCTTACTGGCAGTGCCACTGCACACGGCCTCGGCATGATCTCTCACGGCCTGCTCATTAACCATATACCCATGCCCAAACAACGCATCTCCATATTGCCTCCAACCGTTTTGAAATGAATAGTCCACTACCTCGCATTTAACCTCACGAGCGCGTGCTTGGATCTGGTAATAGATCCGCGATGCCAGTGCCGAAACGATTGCACGCGGTGAATCCATGAGATTCGTAAGTCTTGCCTCATGATTTCCAAGAAGATAAACCTGCGGCGCGAAGCGTGAAATGAATGCCAGCCCGTCGCTTAGATCACCCTCAGGATCTGCGGCGTCGTCAGCGGTTCCCACTGCCCCGGCGCGTAGGCAAGCGAGGTCGATGTGGTCGCCCAATGCAATGCGGGTCTGCGGTTTCCATCTCTCCTGAAATGCGTAAACCTGCTTGAGAAGGTCACCATCGACGAGATGCCCGTGCGTGCATCCGACGGCCATGAATCGCTTCCATTTTCGGGTGATGTTTGCCATGTGTCAGACACAGAAAAGCCAGATAAGCGCGATCTCGTACACTTCAACGTGGAGATCAATGCCGCACGTTTTAAAAATCCAGTTGAGCGCAAACCTCAGCACGATTGCCAACGCGAGCACCTCACCGAACGCTTTTAAACGCGCCAGCCGTTGGGTCATTGCCTTCTGCGCTGGCGATTGGCGTCGGGTCATTTTTTATTTGGATCGGGCGCGTGTGAACTCCCGTAAAAATACGCCACGACGGCTCCGAACGTCGAAGTGAGCGAGCCAATCAACATCGTGAGCCCAGCGTTGTCCCACAGTTTTAAATCGCCTGTCATCAGACCGATGAGGATGCCAAAGAAACCCACTGTCACCACGCAGGCCAGCGTTGCGGGAACCCATGAGTTCGTCTGAACCTGCATCGCCCGAGCGTTGGCGCGGTCCGCTTGATGCAACTCCTCGGCTTTAATACCGAGTTCAGCCATCCGCGTTTTGAGCTGGAGATCCGCAGCCTGTAATGCGGCCATCTGCTCAGCGGTTAGTTGACCGCTTGTCAGCGCCTTCTCAATTTTAGCCTTCGTCGGCTCCGCAATCCCAAGCACATCAGCCACTGCTGACACGGCAACGCCCCCCAGCGGCCCTCCAAGAATGTTGCCAATCGTGGGGAGGATTTGTTTAACCCAGTCCATGCTTACGCGAAATAAGACGTTATGACTACAAGCCCCTGACCGCCTTTACCACCTGCGCCAGAGTTGACACCGTTTTGCGATGCGCCACCGCCTCCGCCACCACCGCCAAATGCGCCACCATTTCCCCCTGCACCAGCAGTGCCGGTAAGTGTTGATGCGCCCCCACCACCACCAGTTGCGCCCATCGGCATTCCGTTAG